AAGGCGCAGACGCTTCAGGTATCTCTGGCTTGGTATCGTTGATTGATACTCTTGACTTCGTGAGTACGATCACGCTGGTTGCACCAACGTCTGGTGGAGAAGATGCAGAAGATGATGATGAGTATTTGAATAGGCTCAGGACTCGATTGCAGCTGCTCGCGCCTAGACCCATCCTAGCCAGGGATTTTGCTATCTTTGCTCAGGACATTGGAGAAGTGGAGAGAGCCGTAGGAATTGACAACTATCTGCCTACGGTCACGAATTTTACTGGCAACGTGACAAACGGCTCTCCGACTGTTACTTCACTTTCTAGCTTCAATGGTATTACTGTTGGATCTTGGATTCAAGGTGCCAACATTCCATACGGTAGTACAGTCGTTTCGATTATTCCAGGAACCTCAATCACTCTTAGCAAGAACGCTACAGGCACCAATGGTGGCAACGCGATGACTTCTACGGGAGTCTATGGACAGGAACGAGCCGTGACCGTGTCGGTGGTTGATGAAGATGGTTTGGCTCTGAGTACCCCGATTAAGAATGAAGTCGATGCTTACTTGGAAGATGCCAGAGAGCTGAACTTTATCGTTGAGGTCATTGACCCTGTATATACAGCGGTTGATGTGAACTTTGTTGGGAAAGCTGTAGCAGGGTGGGACCCTGAAGATGTAGAAACAAGAGCTGAGGAAGCAATTGCCGCTTATCTATCTCCGGCCAATTGGGGTTTGCCACGTGAAACTGGGGACGTACCTTTCTCTCCGCAATGGATTAACCAGACAGTAATTAGATATCTAGAGCTAGCACAGGTCATTAACAATGTAAGCGGAATGGATTACATCACGGCATTGACATTCAGACGCGGTGCGGACACTTTCGCCACTACAGATATTACGTTGGCGGGAGCAATTCCAATGCCTACTGCTGGGAGTGTCACAGGAGATATTACACTTTAATGGCCGTCCCAATTACTAGTCCAGTAGCAGGAGAACTCTACGAGATTATGTCTCCGTTGGCGTATACCGACGCCAGTTTGGGCTACCCACTACTAACCTTTTGTGAAGCTCTTGCAGGCCCACTTCAAGAAGTGTGGGAGCTGATCGGCAAGTATCCTATTGCTAGTAGAGAAATAGATAACTGGTTCGCCATCGGGAGTTTTGAGGGTGATACAGCTGATTGGACTGTCTATCAAAACGGCGTAAACGGCACAGTTACTCTGACCGATGAGATTGATGCCCATAGCGGAGAAAAGGTAGCAAAGGTAGTTGCTACTACTGGCACTAGCGGCGATCTTGGTGTGGTCACTGATTTGAGTGCGGCTATGCCCGTTGTAGCTGGAGAAAAATGGGCTATAACTGCCTACTCTAAGGCGGGAGCAACACCTAGACAATTTTGGGTTATCGCAGCTTTTTTCAACGTTAACAATGCTCATATAACTTCTACAGGCGGCGCTCAGATTATGAATAACACAGAGGATTGGACGAGAGCGCCTATTTTGAATCTAACGGTCCCAGCTACCGCGGTAAAGATGACGCTTTACGGAGTGTTTGAAGATCCCATTCAAGGAGAGGCCAACTACGTTGACTCCTTTAGAGTCCGTAAAGGTGTGGGATTCCCCAGTGAAGAATATGTGGATGGTGATTTCCCTGGCTATGAGTGGGAAGGCGAACCTCATCTCTCTAGAACCATTAAACATCTTCCACAAGATCCTCCACCTGAGGAATATGTGCCCTGGTCTAATCTTCTAAATATTGACAAAACACCTTACAAGGCATTGCCTTGGCTCGGCCAGTTGGTGGGAGTTTCAACACCCTCACCACTAACGGGGGAATCTACCATTGACCACGAAGTCAGGATCAGATCGCTAGTAAGAGATACGCCTGGATTTAGGCGCGGTTCTCCCACTGCTATGAGAGGGGCAATTCAACCATACTTAACGGGAACTAAAACTGTTATTCTACGCGAGAGAAGTGGAGGCGCAGCCTATCAACTTCAAGTCCTAACACGTAGGAGTGAAACACCGACACAAGATTGGGAAGCTACTAATTTAATCACTCATAGTAGTCTAGAAGTTGGCTTAGGTAGTCACAGTGCAATCAATGGAGCTACATTAGGTCACAATGGCATTCCTAACATTCCAGTAGCTCACGGAGTTATGGGCGTGGTAGTTTCATGTCCTCAAGGCGGAACTCATTCTGGCTTGAAATTTAATGGTGAACCTATAGTCATTGATCCTGGTGAATTCTACACATTGCAAGCCAATGTTCAAATGGCTCCTGGTAGAGAATGGTATTTCTACGTTGACCATTTGTTGGGTGCTGGTGTTGTTCAAACATCAACAGCAACATTTACCGCAGACGGCACTTTGCAATTTAAGGCTTTTACGTTCCAAGTTGATCCAAGTGCTGATCAAGTGGTTGCGTATATTCTTCGTACTCCGGCGGATTCAGCTTCTGGGGGTACACAGAATATTATATGGGATGCAGCACAGCTAGAAAAGAATCCAGCACCAACGCCGTATATTTATACGGAGGACAATCCCGTAAGTAGACCAGCTGGATTTGGTAGTGTAGGTCGAGCGATGATTAGCCAGAAGCCCGGTGGGATCGTTATCACATATGCCATTCTTGATGGTAATGATTACCAGTTGCTCTTTGAGAATCACGCAGATTATCAAGATGTATTTACAGATTATACAACCTATGAGGGCGTGTTTACAGATACGCCAGGAACGTAAAGGAGGTGAAGTAATTGTCGAGACTTACAAGTACAAGGTTTGGAATCTCTTATCCCAATCCTGCTACTAGAGATGAGCCTGCTGATGTACCGTCTGATCTTCAACTACTCGTTTTTGGTATCGAAGGTCAAGCAACTAGATATTCGCAGGGACTATTCTCAGCTAGACCGGCGGCTGGTAAGATTGGTAGTTTCTACTACGCTACTGATCAAACATTGATTTACTATGACACCGGAGCAGCATGGATTACGATTGGTCCTCCTGCCGCTGGTTCTATTGGCCCTACTCAGCTAGCTAATGACGCGGTACAAACTGTTCATATCGCTTCTGGAGCCGTAGGCGCCGATGAAATCGCAACGGACGCAGTTGGCACAAGTGAGATTGCTCCAGGCGCCGTGTCAGATGTTGAAGTAGCTGCTGCTAATAAAGACGGAGCTAGCGGTACGTATTCGATGCGTCGTCTTGGTACCTCGGCTGGAATGGCGGCTGCTGGTACTCATGCGGCACAACATGCTCTAGCTGGTGCTGATCCTCTACCTGCGAATTCTGTAGGAGCTTCACAAATTCAGGATGATACAGTGGGCCTTGCAGAGTTGACTGCTGCTGTAGAGGAAAGGCTATTCCAGCCTGGATTCCCGATTCCTTGGCCATATGCAGAAGCGAGTATTCCTACTGGTTTCGCTGCTATGTATGGGCAAGCAATCTCAAGAGCATCTAATCCCGTTATGCACGCTGCCGCCGCTGCTGCTAGTTATCCTCACGGAAATGGTGACGGTTCTACTACGTTTAATGTCATGGATACGAGAGGACGTTCGCTATTCGGTAAGGATGACACAGGCGGTACAGCCGCCAACAGAATCACGTCCACGTATAACGGCACTACTCTAGGTGGAGTATTCGGTACGCAGGAGGTTACGCTTACACTTGCTCAGACGCCTGTTCACTCGCATACGGTAAACTCACACAATCACGGTGGAGTTGTTACTACAGTCGGTGACCATGACCATGCCCATCCCATTTCGGTAGGCGTAGCGAATTTCGCATCAAGCTGGACTCCTGTAGGTGGTAATGCGATGTACGGTTTCGAGGGAGGAAGCATCACAATTTGGGGATGGCCCTACACTTGGCCTAGTGGTTCACACAATCACGGTATTCCATCGGAAGCACCTGGCACGAACTCACAAGGTAGCGGTGGAGCGCATCCTAACCTCCCACCAGGTATTATCGTGAACTGGATTTGTAGACTCGGATAAGGAGAGAGAAGATGTTTACATGGAAAACTAAGGTGGTTTTTCACGACGGACAGGAAGCGACAGTATATTCCGTGTCCCGTCCGTTTGTGCAAACAGTCGGTACGGAACTATCAGCTATGTTGAGAATTTCGAGCTATGATGGAGAAATGTGGTTCCCATTCCCGGCTAAGACAGTTGAGGTCGAGGAAGTCAATAAAGAAGGAATCCTTGAAATTTTCCACGAGAAAGATATTACTCAGATCACTCAGAAAGCTTTTGAGTTCAAAGAGTCGGACAACGTAGACGATCACGTTCTGGGAGATATCATTCTACAAGCTGTGAAGTATTACCAAGTAGCTGCTGAAGTTATGGAACAGGAGGTGAGTGCGAGTGAAGCAGGTAAGGAATAAAATGTCCGTTGAAGCTCATGAAGCTGCAAAGACCGCGGCAGACAATGTAAGGAAGATGGCCGAACAGCAGATTGAAGAAGCTGAAGCCAGAGTCGCGGCTACGGAACCTCTTGTCTACACTGTGGAGGAAGTTACAAACGAAAAGGGAAAGACTGTCGATACAGGTATGGGCGCGGAAGCCAGAGCTGAAAAAGGAATGTTCATCCTAAAGCGGAAGGGTGCTAAAGAAGCATTTATTCTGCCCCCCGATCAGATGCAACACTTTGAGGAGGTAAGTAGTTAAAATGGAGTATTGGGAGAGAGACTACGTTTATGATGTTGGAGTAGCTCCCCAACTGAACTTCCCACGGCCACTTTATCCACCTGATAGTCCTGTGGGTGGTTCTGTTCCAGGCCCGGACGTTAAAGCGTACAAGAGGATTGCGTGGCATCTAGGCCGTTGGGCAACTGTTGATGGAGTGCCTGATTCTGCGCCTAGTTTCAGTGATGCCTATACTAACTTGTTTGCTCACGGTGAAACGAATGTAGGCAAGTCTGGTATTGAGGGAATCCAGAGACAGGCTAAGATCGTTGGTGGTAATGGTACGATTGGGCAGCGTACCTTCAACGTGATGATCTACGCTAGAATCCCGGAAGGATTGCCTAATGCGGGTAAGTTCCCATTGGCGATTGATCTGGCAGCAAAGGAACTACTTGAGGATGCGTACCAAAATTTCGGGGATGAGGATATCGTCACGCCACCGCCGATACCCTCAACGTCTAAGCGTCAGGTGGCTCTCGCACACTTGGAAAGGAGAGTAGGTTACACGGAACAACCGTGGGGATCGAATACAGACACTAGATCCGATGGAATCAAGACGGCACAGGTACACACAGCACAGGGTGGAACGTGGTTGATCGGAAAGCCCTGGTGTGGGTGTTGGTGCTACTACGCTCTGGAATCTGCGGGAGTGGAAGGAATTGATAGTTCACTCGCAAGTGTGGCTCTAATCGAAGAAAACGCGAAAGCAGGTAGGAAATGCTTTACGAGTTGGACACTAGATCGCTCAAAAGTAAAACCCGGCGATCTAGTTGTGATCGGAGGGTACGGAGTACACGTAGAGACTGTAAGAGGAAAGCCACTAGCAGATGGGAGTGTGCCAACTTATGGGGGAAATACATCAGCAGGCATTGCGGGATCGCAATCTAACGGAGGCGGAGCCTACAGAAGAGTCAGGTTCCCAAGCGAAGTCAGAGGATTCGCCAGAGTCAGATATCCTGGCGAATAGAGTACCCAATTGGGAGAATGAGCCTGCGTCCGATAGCATGATGGATAATGAGACTTTGGAGCGCATTAAAGCCGAGACAGAAGAGTAGAACGTGACTAGCGCAAATGGGAACGGAGATAGATGGAAAGTTACCAAGGAGAAATTTCTGATGTTCTCCGGCCTATTCTCGTTCTTTTTTCAGCTAGTCCATGTGCAAGTGTTAGGGGGTGTCCTACATTATGAGTTTCTTCTAGGTTCCCTCGCGCTATGCGGCGTCAGTATTGCTTGGTGGAGTGACAAGAAATGAAAGGAATGATCTGCGGAATATCATGGAAGTATTGTCGCCCGCAACTAAACAGCACCTCTCTGTTTGGTGGATTACGCATAGGAGTAGATTAAGACTATGGGCGTATCATAACGCATGTATGCTTACGTTCACGCTCATACTGAACATTGTTACATGGTCTTTGATAGTTCTATCTATTGTGATTTGAGAGGAGGTTAAATGAACGCTAAAGAAGGCGAGCCTGGTAAAAAAGGTGAGCAGGCCATCGGACAGCAAGGCGGCAAGGGTGGTGAAGGTGGACGTGGTGGTAAAGGCACGCCTGTAGGTAAAGGCGGCGCAGGTGGTGAAGGAGGTAGAGGCGCGCAAGGTAGGCAAGGTCCACAAGGTCCACGAGGAGAAGCTGGTAAATACGAGGCTATTCATCCCTATAGATGGGCAGCTTTGGGTGTTTGGATCATCGTGTTCACTCTTGCTACTGGCTATGCTCTCAGAGAAACTAGAGAACAGGCTGTATCACAAGAGGCTCTTTCTGTCGAAAACAAACAACGAATTGCGGACATTCAACAATCACGCATTGATTCGTGTAAGGCAAACTACGAATCAATCAGAGAAGTGTTCTTCGTACTTGTTGGTCGGCCAACAGATAGAAGAACGCGAAGGCGAGCGGTTCGCTTTAATGAGTACATTGATCAGAAGAAAATGGGATGCGTTGCCCAAACCGATCCCGATACTAACGGAGGTAGCTAAATGTACATCGGTGGTGGACTACTGCTGTTAATCCTGATTATCCTGGTAATCATCTTTCTAGCGTAGGGGAGAACATGGCTTATAAAGCTCTGACGTATGTGAATCTCCCGCCTAATAACAAGAAGGCTCCGGGAGATACTATCACTGAAAAGGAATTCGCTGACGCTGTACCCAAGCAGGGTGAAGCTGAAATCAAGCAGTTGTTGGATCAGAAGGCGATCAGTAAGAACATGGATGCACCGATTGATAAAGCCCATGCGCCTATCGAAATCCCGCCTTCAGCTAATCCTATTTCCATTGATGTTGTTTCAGGAGACGTAGGTGAAGGGGCTGATGTAAATGGTTGAGATCGCGGTTCGAGAAATCGCTAATTGGAAATGGCACACAGTAGTTGAGAAATGGTCTGAGGAAGCATGTGACTTCGCACGTAGGAAGTTGTGGCTTCCTAAGCTGGAACCTGTGCCGTCCTTGGAACTAAGAAGGCTAGTTGGACTTCCAGAGGTTGTTGAAGAGGTATCGGGTAATCTCCTGCTCAACGCAGGTATCGCTCATATGCTGGATCAGTTGCATGGTGCAATTACCGATCCTCTCAACAATGCCAACACACGGTTGGGAGTAGGTAACTCAGCTACGGCTGAAGCTGCTACTCAGACTGACTTGCAGGCTGCTGCTGGTGCAGCCAACAGACAGTTCAAGCTGATGAATGCGACGTTCCCGTCTAGGTCTGCACAGACGGAATCTTACCAGTCAGATTACACTTCCGGTGAGGCTAACTTCATCTGGAATGAGTGGGGAGTCGATAACGGTAACGCTACGGGTACTACGGTCGTGGCTCCTATGCTGAATCGTAAGGTGGCGTCGTTGGGTACGAAGGCTACAGGTACTTGGACGCTTACTGCAACTCTGACAATCTCCTAACATGAAGTTAATCAAACATGTTACCAAAGGTAAGTCCCCGACCGTAGTTTGGTACCCATTCGGTACAGAGAAGGATGCCATTCTGCAAGCCAAGTATGATGTTACGATGGTATCGGGGGCTTACGATGGAATCTATGAAGGCGACTCTACCGCGACAGCTAAAAAGATTCATGGTAAGGAGCTACCATGAGATCAATCTATGAAGCTCATACAGAGGCCGACGTTGGCTTCACTACAGTAGAATCCGTCTTTGGAGTAAAAGCTGATGCCGGTCATGCTGTCGACCTACTAGCTTTGAATTTCTCCCTAGATGGTATTGATGCTGCTGCTGCTCCTGTGCTGGTTGAGTTGTGTACGGCCACGTTTGCTACTAACGCGCCAGGAACTAACTCAACTGCTGTCACGGTACACAACACGTCCGGCCCACGGATTGCGGAAACCTTTGCTGCTGCTAGAGAGTGGACCGCCGCGCCTACTGTTCTAGTATCAGTGATGGCTCTTGAGTTTGATCCTTACAAGATGATTGTAAAGGAATCATTCCCTCTAGGTGAAGGATACGACTTCCCTGTGGCTGAGGGATTCGTGGTCAGAATGACAGCGGCTGCCACAGTGAATACAAGAGTACACGGACGTTGGGCAAGAGTTTAATCTGTTGATTAAGGTAGCTCCTGCTCTACGAGACTATAACGAGTCCGAACTAGTCTCGTTAATAAAACAAGGACTAGCCCGTGTAGACGGAGATTCCATCGTGCCGACAATCTCGGGACGGGCTAATCTGCGTGCTAACACTCATGAGGGTGGTATCTTAGCTGCCACAATCTCCACAGGTAACTCGGGTGGAGCATCGGGTGATGCTTATGACACTATCTCGATTGGTGCTGGCAATACGTTCATTTTCGATGGAACAAATGTCAAAGGTAAATTAGGTGCTAAGTTTACTAGTGGCGGTACGACGACTGGATATATCTCTTGGACAGCACTTGGCGCAATCACCACAGACGTGTGGTTTCGGACTTATTTTGCTGTCTCTGCTATTCCAACTATCAGCACTTGGTTCGATATGCTTCGCCCTATCGTATCGGGTGGTGGTCGATCCGGTGGTGATGTTGGTGTTCGTACTGATGGTACGCTTCGATGGGGCAGTGGATCTTCTGGCACCGAGGTTGTTGCAATTCGTTCAACAACTGTAATCGCGCCGAACACGATTTATCGATTAGAGTGGCGTGTTGACCCTCATGCGACACTTGGCGAAATTGAATGGTGGCTTTATGATGAGCCTGGTGCTCCCATTGGTGATCACGTAGAAACTAAAAGTGCTGGTTCTCTTGTGAACTCAGGGAACATTGATGGCTTTCGGATGGGGAACGGTGCTACAGCTGCCAACATCAGCGGTCTTTCCGCATGGTTTGACAATGTCGCAATTTCCACTGACGGGCAAATTGGTCCTGGGTTACCTGAGCAAACTAGAGGCGTGGGAGCTGCTGTTGATGGTGGTGGTATAGGTAGTCAATGGTTTAATGTTGACAACGCAGAAGTTGAGGATACACTCGTCGCCAATTCTCTTGTTCAGGCTCAAGACCAGTCGCGATTTTTGAAATGTATTGACTTTGGTTTCACAATTCCAACAGATGCAACTATTAACGGAATTGAAGTACGTATTAAGAAGGCTGCCGACGCAGAAGATGTAATAGTTGATAATGGCGTCAATTTGCTTAGTCCTGGTCCCGTTGGTGAAGAGGGGGATTTCGCAACTGCTTGGCCTTGGGACGTACTTACAAATATCATATATGGTGGTCCATCTTCTCTATGGGGAGATACTTGGACACCAGCTGAAATCAACGCTTCGACGTTCGGTGTCCAAGTTGGTGCTCTAAGCACAGATCCGTTGATTGAGAATCAGCCCTGGATTGACTATGTAGAAATGACTGTCTACTATACAGAAAACGGTGGACCGCCACCATCGACCATCATACCTCTGCGTTCTAGATCCGTAGTGAGAAGATGATTAATGGCTTCTCCTGTTGATGCTAACCGTCTAGCTACGAGTATTGCTACAGCGGTAGATCCGTGGACAGTCAATCTGCCTACGGGGATTACAGCAGGGCAACTATTGATCATGCTAGTTCGCTCTGCTGGAGCACAAACAGTTGCGAGTGCTCCTACCGGGTGGACAGCTTTGATTACTAATAACGTAGCTGACGCAACTGATGATGTAACAGGTATTTACTATAGATGGGCTGATGGCTCAGAAGGATCAACCGTCTCTGTTGACTGGAGTGCGGCAGCAAAAGGGTTCGCTATTGTTTGGAGAGTTACAGGCGCTATCAACCCTGCTACACAAGTTCCACAGGTTACGGCAGGTGCCACGCATACTACAACCGCTAACACTGCGAATCCTGGCTCTATCTCGCCTACAGGCGGTTCCAAGGATTACTTGTTTATTGCAGTAATGGGTCAGGGTGGTGAGCTTAACTCGCCTACGGTCGCCCCGACAAACTATGGCAATCTAGTCCCAGGCAATTCAGGTACAGCAGGTGCAGTAGGAACGAACTGTACTGGAGGGGGCGGATCAAGACAGGTAACAACGGCAACAGAAGATCCTGCCGTGTTTACGCATCCTGCCGCTGATCTAGGAGGTATCGCATTTACGATTGCGATTCATCCTGCGCCACCGCATGTTCGTAAGAGTTTGAAATCTATTAGATCAGCCGCAGTACAGAAAGCGTCAAGGTGGTAGCACATGGCTAGGCTAGGACGCAGACGTAGAGTACAGACGTTTATCTACGCGGGTATTGCCACCGCTGAAACGACCACGCCTATTAACAGTTCTGATGTAGGAACTGGTGTCGAAGGTACAGCCACACTAGTTGCCGCGATTCCAGCGACCGACATTGGATCAGGTGTTGATACAGCTACCCCGAGAGTATTCGTTTCTAGCTCTGATACCGGATCGGGTGCAGACAACGCGGCGGTTAGTGTACCAATTGCAGCTAGTGATACTGGCACAGGAGTCAATAACACTGGCACTCTAACTGCTGCTATTCCGAGTTCGGACACAGGTTCGGGCGTTAACAACACTGGTGTGCTTACGGCGCAAATTCCGGCTACTGATACTAACGGGACGATCACCGAAGCTGCTTCTGCTGCTGTTCCTGTATCCAGTTCTGACACTGGCTCAGGTGTTGATAATGCCACTCTCCACGCCAAGCCTAGTCAAACTGATACAGGTGCAGGAGCCGATAATCAAACGCTAGTGGCGAGATATACAGTAACGGATACCAACGGCGCTACCACTGAACAGATCAGTCTGAGGTTGTATGGAGTAGATACGGGGTCTGGGACTGAGAATCAATCCTTGACCGCTACTATATCTGTTGCTGAAACAGGGCAGGGCTCAGACGCGGGAACTACAGGCACTCCTGTCAATAGCAGTGATTCAGGTACGGGAGTGAATAACACAGGTGTACTGACGGCGGCTCTGACTTCCTCTCAAGCCGGTACTAGTTCCGAGAATGCGGCAACCACAGTTCAGTACATTATCAACGATACGGGTGTAGGAGTCAACAGCATAGGAGTGTTGACCGCCGCAATTTTTGCAAGTGAAACGGGAACCTCAACAGAAAATGCTGTTGCTGGAGGGCAGGAATTCAAGTTCAGCGCTGACTTTGGTATTGGTGTAGAAGCTGCTATTGTCACTATTATGGTGGAAACGGGAGCAATCGCGAAGGGTCGAGTAGTTGTGCATAAATCAGCGCAGGGCGATGTTGAAGTGCGTTCAGGTAAGGCCGGTATTTTCACCAGCCCCGCTAAGGGTCGAATCGAAAGGATTAGATAATGCCTGATATCAGAGTCACCAGAGGCGATACTCTAGTGTTCGATGTATATGCCACCAGATTTAATGAAACCACGGAACTGGATGAACCGATTCCACTTGCAGGAGCTAAAGCTTGGTTCACAGTTAAACGTGCGACACGTGATCCAGATAATCAGGCAATTATCAGTGTTAATACAGTAGATGATCCTACCAAAATTTTGATTGCGAATCCTGCGGGAGGACAAATCAGAGTTGATCTAGACCCTGGCGATACTTTGATACTGCCTAAGAGTTATCTACCGTATGACGTGCAAGTTCGTGAAGCTGACGGAACGGTAACAACTGTCTCAAAAGGATCGGTTGAGGTAGACAGGGATACTACAGTCTCTTCAACCTAAAGCTTAGGGGGGCTAACCGTACTCTCTCCCGGTGTCGCCCCCCTAAGATTTTCTTTCCTAGTTATTCGCTCTGTGTGCCCTCGACCGAAGTTTCGGTCGTTACCTCTGTGGTTGTTTCTACAGACTCACCCTCAGCAGGCGTATCCTCGCCTGTCTGCTCATCATCCTCTGCGGGTGTGTCATTCTGCGGTTCACTCATATACTCACCCCCTCTCTCGGTTCATGCTGCTACCCAAGTTCCAAAGCCGTAGCCATACCAGTAGTAGCAGCGCCACCAGCCAGTCCTGCCACCAATGGTTCCATAGGCCAGCATCAGATTGGTGTACTGATTACAGGTTGGCATTCCTGTACCGCCGTTGCCGCCGTCGAAGCTCGGGTCGATGTTGGCGGCGTTCGCGCTACCAGCAAATGCCAAGACCAATGAAACGAGAAGAATAATTCTTTTCATCTATCCTCCTTTAGTCGCAGAGCCACGTTCCGAAGTACGGGCCACCAACACAGTGACAGTTACAACAGCGTGTGCCACCCACCCCTGTATATGAGAAGCAACGGGCAGCCGCTCCTGGCGTCGAACACATATCTCCGATCCAGTAGCCGTTACAGCCTTCGCACATATTATTGATCTGTGCCGGTTCCAAACCAGCCCGCAATCCCATATCGAGCATCAGGTGCTTCTCGAACTCTGAGACATTGCCAGTAGCCAGCTTGTGTTCTAGCGCTGAATGCTGAGCGTGTTCGTTGCCAGCAGCCTTGGCAGGGTCTGCCCCATAGATGATGGCTGACGCCCCGCCGACTGTTGCTGCGATAACAAGCAGCAGTACAATCAACTTACGCATGTTTCCTCCTTCCTATCAACAATAACCCCCGGCTGATGCCCAATAGTAAGTACCATGATCGAGAACGCGCGGTTCCCCGAGGGTACAATATGAAGCTGTGTAGCCGTAACCGTTTTTGTATTTAAGTGGCGGCCACACAAACGGCCCTACATAAACGCATTGAAACCAGCCAACCATCCTAGCTTGCCAATCAAGGAAGTAAGCATAGACGCCAGCGATACCATGCCAGCAATATGAGTTACCTCCACCACCAGGATCAATCACACTCTCGATAGGATTAACTGCCTGCGCCGGTTCAACAACTGCAACATTCGCAGCCACGAAAAGACCAGCGAGTAGAAGTATGATGAGTGTGATACGCTTCATTCAACTCCCTCCTAACTCAACAACCTGATCCTACCCAATGCGAACCGTCTCTACCTGACCATCGCATGTAACCTCCTGTGATAGCTTGTCCAGCGGGTGACAACCAATTCATCCAACTTCGCATCACTAGGTATCCTCTCGATCTAGCAGCAGAAAATGCGTCAAACACGTAAGCATAGAAGGTTCCAGACATAAACTGCAACCATCCACCTGCACCTGAACCTTGACGGTTTGGAACCCAGGAAGTATGCCCGCCCTCACTTCCCGAACATGATATAAGCCACGAACGTGTACCAGGAAACACCTTATTAGCGTAGTCGGTAGCGAGCCACCAATTAAGGTTAGCCGTGAGTACGGCGCGTAGATCATCCGCACAAGTGCTTTCCCTTTCGCGCCATACTCGTAGAACATAACGCCTGTATGCAACGGGTCGTTTGGCGTAACGCCCAGATGACTTTGTTCGCTTTCTACCAAGAGTTTCCTGACAATTCCACGTTGACCTGACTACGTGATGTACTTTGTGAGATAGTCTCTCACCGTATCCGTACTTGTGCTGTCCATTGCTAGTTCGTACTTCCTTCAGACTATGACCTGCTGCTATCTCTACACCGACTCCCATGAAGGCGAGTACAGCCACGATGGTAGCAGTAAGCTTCAAAAGTAAGACCTCCGTATAGATTACTAGGCACTCTCTCCTAGAGTGTTGCTAGTTGTCTACCCTATCACCCCCCTCCTGTTCCAAGATTGCCGCAAGTTTGGTTTCATCAATCTCTTCGATTTCGTGCAAGATCAAATCGAGCTTGGCCTGCATCGCTCTAGTGTCTCGGTTCTGTGACGACTGAATTAGGAACAGCATGATCCACGTAACCACCGTGGTAAACGTGTTGATGATCAGCTGCCAAGTGTCTGAAAAATCAAATAGAGGCCCGCTAGCAAGCCAAATAACACAAAGGGCAACAGCAATAGTGAACGCCATAGGATGCCCCACAGCGTTGATCCACCAGTCCGCGAATCTTCTAAACAACTACGTGGTCCTCGATTCTTCTCTCCATGTAATCTTGACATATGCAAACCATCACTGAGCAAGTCGCCTCGCTCCTCTTTATTAAAAAGGCTGAGTAGTTCGTGATCTTTGGGATGCACACTGACTGTCAGCGTCTTTCTATACATCGCTCACCGACCGCTCCAAAAGTTCCAAGTTCCTAGCGTTTGGATCTTTCAAGTAATTTCTGACCCGTTCCTTCAGTCTGTTAATTGGATCAGGAACCGGAAACCGTCGATGATCTTCGTTAATCTCGTCTCGCATATTACCTGGATAACCACCCGCTCCACCGTAACAGTGAAAGTGCTCTCTCTTCTGTTCATCGGTCGATTCTATCCGCTCAAAGCCAGCAGCCTCCAAAATCGCCACTAGAGGATACGTCGTGTTTGACCAGCTAGCTGACTGTGTAGCTACGATATTCGACCTAAGCACGTTTAGTGCCTCAAGTGCTTCTTCGTGACTAAGTTCCATTGTGATCGTCTACCAGTAGATCGAACTTGGCTCTTTCCAACAGACCAACAAAGGCCGATAAACTCTCTTCCCCTCGGACACTAGTACCGTATCCGAGTACGCCATCCTCATCCATGTATTGCACCACTAGAATACCACAAGTAGCTCTAGCTCCCGGTGGCATCGGCGTTGAAAATCCTAGATCGTTGTCGCTATCGCTAGCCATGTTTCTCCCTCCAAAATCCTAGGTCGTCCACCATTGTAGCAAATTCCTTGGCACTCTGCTTACCGATGAACTGGTTTCCGTAGCCGAACATGCACCACTGTAGCAAGTGCCGTGAAGCATCCATAGCATGTTCCCACGCCGCTCCCCGCTTGAACAGGCCAAGCTGTTTCAAAGCCGGGTTAGTGTAATACTGCTTGCCTGTGCTTGCTTTTTGTTTAAAGCACCCACAATCATGTTCAGCAATTTCCGAGTACAGTCTAGCCACGCCAATCAACTGTACTGGAAATAGCTCAACACCGCCTTTACCACGGCGAAATTCAAAGTCCTCGATGATAATGAAGCGTGGCTCAAATTCTGTCAACCACGCCCACAGTACATCAACGTCGTCAACGTTCTGGTAGGGCACATAAGTCAGGTGCCCATCCTCAAGTGTGGCAAAGCAATAGCCCGTCATAATACCTGGGTCGATAGCGATTATCTTCATGCTACCTCTTGCCCCCTATAGCGTCTTTGTTGTTCCATCTGTTTGTCTCCAGTGGGTACATACAAATCCCGTTGATCTACAGGCTTCAAAACTTCTGGAAGTCCTCTGGCTGCTCGACCCCATTTAATGTCTCTACGGTGACGAACCTCATTGTTGATGCGAGCCTCCAATAGCGCATTCATAGCTCGTTCTATGGTACGTTTCTGGACTCGCCGCTGTTTTCCCTCCATTATGCTTTGCCAACGATGATGACTAGCCATACCGCATCTTCTTGCAGCTTCTTTTCTACCAAGACGACGTTCAAGTTCCTCAAAGACGAAACGAAATCGGGAAACCATCACGTATCCGTAAGCCAGAGAATCAAGCTTCTTCTTCGCAACTCTATGCGAACGGCACCGTTTACAGTGGGAATGGAATGATGGCGACAATCCATTCAGCCTTTTGTAAAAATATTGTTCTGTTGCCGGTAGCCAAGTACCTCCCTCGGGATGAGTAGGACCTGCACAAAGCTTCATCCCATCCTTGATTGAGTAAGGCTTCCGCGGAACGCCTTTCCTCCCTCGGCCTATCCCCTTAGACTTTGTCACTTCAACTGTCTTTCCTCAGAACCAGATCCTCAATTGTCTTTTCACGCCCCTCAATCCTACATGCTCCATTTGATCGGTTGTCAGACGGTGGTACGATTTCCATGTTAGCCAGTACCTCGTCTGCTGCTGCATGACAGGTTTTTCCTGGCGCTTTCCCACCGTGACTATTCCTTTTGGACAATATACGCTTGCCAATTTCTTCAGGGTCACGTTGATCCCTCATTCCGACTCCTTTATACCAGCAGCACAACTACAAGGGCCATCGCCTGACCAAGCGTGAGGACAGTCCGCATCGTGTTCCTGGGCTTCCTTCGTACTAGCCGTCTCCACAGTAAGATAGAGCGTAAGTTGGTTCTCACTCTCCCGCTTCAATTCTGCGAAGAGAACGCGCTCGCCCTCCTTTACCTCGTATAGAGGCGGGTTGTAGCCTCCAAACTGATTCTCAGATACAACCACTCCACGCACGATGTTCATTCCGACTCCTTAAGATCGCCCCATGTAGGTCCAACTGAGATATCCGCCTTGTAGGGGAAGTCCCATCCGATGCTGTCCTTGGCCGATGATTCAATAGTTTCCTTCATAACTTGTGCTGTTTCGGATATATGATCCTCTCTAGCGCAGACCACAATGGAATCGTGCACCGTAATGCGAACTTGGGCCACTTCGGGATTGAGTAGCTCATTAACCAGACGGATAACCGCGAATAGAGTAATATTCGCAGCAATGTTCTGAGGCTCGAAACTGATTGCTTGATTAACTGCATGGATATACGCCTTCTTCTCTTGTGGGATTATATAGAATCTACGTTTATGACCAAATGGCGACTGTAGCTCACCCTTCTCCAACATTTGCTGTTCAACTAGTTTACGCCATTCTTTAACCTTGGGAAATCGTCCCCACCAGAAGTCGATGTAAGCCTGCGCCTCCTCCTGTGGCATATGATACATCTGCGCGAAGGTAAATGCGCTCTGCCCATACGCTACACCGAAGTTAATGTTTTTAGCGCGGACATATTGTTCGTATGTATATCCCTCTCCATAGAACTGCGAAGCAACTTCTTTGTGTAGTGATCTATTGGTGTCGAGGTAGATAGCTTGAAGTTCTGTGTCTCCTGAGAGGACAGCGATTGTTCTAAGCTCTGCCTGAGATAGGTCAGCAGAAATGAACTGACACCCTGGATCAGCCACGAATACACGTCGAATGTTCGGTAGCCCTTCTTTGGGTCTAGTGACATTCTGCATGTTCGGATTCTTGGACGAAAGCCTGGCAGACTCGGTGCCGTGAATGTTGAAGATAGTATAGATACGTCCATCTGGAGATTTCTCCGCTCGAATGGTAAAAGGCTCGATGTAGGTGTTTCTCTGTTTATCAAGTGCTTTCCACCTATCCAGAGTTTCAGCAAAAGCCTTGACTCCGTTGCGATTTACTCCGTTTCTGAGTCTAAACTTGTCCCGGATAATTTCCTGCCGAACATCTGCGTCAACCGAACGTGGGTCTGCCCTCAAGGGATTGCGCTCAACCCTGGGTCTGTCAAGATCGTGCTGCAATCCCCACTTGTCATACAGTAGCTCGACAAGCTGTTTAGGCGAATTAGGATTCAGTTCATCCTCTCTTGCAATCTCCCGTAATACTCCCTTCCACTCATGCAGCCTAGGCCAAACTTCAGTCTCTAGAATATCACATGCCGCGTCAATGTCCCACAAATTACCGTAGCTCTCAACCTCGGTGAGAGCATTGCTGAGAGGTATGAGCGTGGCCTTGTAAGGTCTATCGTAAACATTATCGTGAACCGCCCGTTCTCGCAGAACATAGTAAAGAGCGAGGGACCCAGCTGTATCCATGCCGTTGTATTCATATAGGTCTATCCTAGTTCTCTTGTCTGGAAGCTCATTAGGCCATCCTTCCCATACTCCTTTGCCTTTCTTGAAGTTTCTTACCGACGCTGGTTCGTACTTAGGCCATCCGAGTTCGTCTTTGAGCAACCATTCAAGGGAATGTCCACCCGCACCTGACTCAGGATCACCTGGTCTTTCATCAAGAGCATAACTGAGTAGCCCTGTGTCCTCGTCAACTCTTGCAAACACACCAAATTTCCTCAACTCCTTTGTATCGTACTTTCCAAACTGCCAGAGATATCTGACCTCAGGGATTTCAAGCAACTCTCGTATATCTTTGAGGATTGCTCTAACGACGGGGATACCAAATACAACGGCCCTTTCCGGTCTAGTAGCAAACCCAATGCAAGCAAGGTTAGGGTGTCCTCCCTCAATGTCAACCGAGACAAGCGTATCAGCAGTAAGTTGTTCGGCAACTTGTGGTATCCACTCTCTGGCTTCATCTACGTCCTCCGTCCATCTAACCTTTGGTAGTTTAGGTGTTGGTAGTGGTGAGATAGCTAGTCGGAAATCTCTGACCAGCTCAGGGAACGTGGCATCGTCACGAACCACCACAGCAGGGTTATTGGTGACAATGACTCTCTGATCCTTACCAGCCTCACTCTCCCTATGATGCACGTAACCACGATTCATTCCAATATTGGCTTCACCTATGACTCCCCATGCAGCTTCACGTCCGGCAGCGATTACCGTGTCAGCTTCCGCAATCTCCGATTCAAGACGCGGCGCACAGCAAGCTTGAGCAAGACCAAATCCCTTCTCGTTACCATCGGACTTACAGAGTACGACGTTAGTAGCCAGTACCTCATCCCGTTTCACTCCATGTAGTTGCAGTAGGTGATCCAAGACCCTACCAGCAGGCCCACTGAATGATTTTCCCGCGAGGGATTCAAAGTGTCCAGGTGAACGTGAGACTACCGCGATCTTCGCATCTTCAGGGCCAGTCGTCCTAGAGAACGACCGATCCTTGAAAGGACACTTATCGCAAAGAGCGTATGGTGCTTTAGGTAGCTTCATCCCGTTACCTTATCAAGCTCCTTGACATACTGAGCATATTCCCAAAATTTTTCTAGGCTAATACCGACTTCCTCAAAGCATGGTCTAGTACCGTAACGATCAAAAGGTCCACATTCACCGTCTGCCGATCTACACCCGTTGGGCCTAGCTCTATAACAATTCGTCAACTTCTCGTGATCCTCTTCTGTTAGTTCGTTAAGCTGCTTCATCATTTCCCGTCGCAGAGATTCGACTTACGGGATGGCCTAGCAAACTCGGCAACACCAGATCAACGTTGTCAATCGCAAGTGAAGAGTGTCTGCTTCCTCGCAATCCTCGCAAAGTACCTATTTGGTCTACGCTGACAATACGATTTGGATTGATGTTTCTATCCTCATCCTTAACCAACTTCCTCAGGCGTTCTACCTCTGTATGGGAATGACATACTAATATGTATCTCTGCCTTGGTGGGGCAGATTCTAGCCAATCCAGCATTCTATCCGTCTTTCCTGAACGTCTAGCGCCAACATCAATTTCCATCGTCTAGCTCCCACTTGTGGCCGCAGATTGGACATTCGACATAAGCCGGCCGTTCCTCAGTTTGCTTCCTAATCACGAACGGACTCACAGTAGAATGAAGCTCGTCCGCCTTTGGACACCACACCAAAACGTCTAGTCTCATTGTTCCTGTACCCATAAGTCACCCCAAAATCCGTTTTACTCGATTATCCAGGCTATTCAGTTCAATCAGCATTTCGTTGATCTTATCGTACAAATCATCCAATGTGCCATCGTTCATCAACGTGTAGTCTACCACCTTGTCTGAGAACAGTTCCTCGCCCCTGTGCGGGTCTTGTGCTTCAAAGCCCGGTCTGCGTAGCTGCACTACATAACCACCGCAAGTATTGATTCGCCTGGCGTTACTCTCAAACCGACAGTCCGTAATTACGATCTTCTTGCCGTGATAAAACCCGTCTATGGGTAGCGTCAAATCATCCCAAAACGCATCCCACCATACCTGCTTACTAGCCTCATCGCCCATACGTTGTAGGAATTGGCGAAAGGTCAATGAATAGTGAACGTGGAGACCATCGACGGGTGGGTCAAATTCAACATTCACCCTAACGCCTGGATCGTTCTTCCACTTATCAATCTCATGGTAAGGAATATCAAGTAGAGCAGCCACGGAACGCTTGAGAGGATCAGCAAAAGCCTTGCGTTCAAAGTTGTGCTGCTTAATCAGATACGCAGCCACTGTATCCTTTCCAGAATTCTTAAGCCCCTTAAGTCCGATAATCACGGTAGCACCGAATCCAATTCGGAACTGTTCGTGTTCCTCAGAGTAGCATAAAGCTGTCCAGACGGATCGACTATCTGTACGTCTGGACTTTCACGCGGTCCTCTGATTATGACTCCCCACTTCAAAGGAGACTCCCAAAGCATTCCATCCTGCCCAACGTCACAAACGCGGGTGTATAGATCCGACTTCAGGAATTCTATAAGTTCTCTCCGCTCATTCATCGGTCGCTGCCACTTCCGCGCAATTGATCGCGCTCCTTGCGAGACTGTAACTTGATTAGGTTCAGTTCCATCGTGCGTTCCATTCGTAGACCAAGCTCATTGTGCAACTGAGACACGTACCAGAGAACGTCGCCCAATTCCTTGCGGAGTGTTCTCAAACGTTCTTCCGTAAATTTTCCACCATCGTCACGCAAAGCCTTGAAAACTTCTTCAGCCACCTCACCAGCCTCACCATTCAATTTCCCCGCACAATAGGCTACAGCTAGAAAATCCTCGACAATCACGTTGTCACCAGACATTATTACAGTGACGGCTTCATGATACGGTGCTGCTGTTTTGGGTGTCTCATCTTGGTAGTCGTTCATGTTCACGGTACTATCCCTCTCCTTCGTCTTGGCCTGAGTTTTCTGCCCTCTGAATGTTGTACTAGATACCCCTCTCCAAGTTGTTCACGCACTCTAGTCTTAGCCGCTTCTTTTGTTTCTCCTTGCGCTCGAACCGTTGTACTGTACCCATCGCGCTTGCGTGTTGCTATGAAACGGTAAGACCTCATATAGCGAAATACCTCACTCCCCGTCCGGCTGCTTCCTTCTTGATCTGACCACGTTCAATGAGAGTATCCACCACGTTATCCGTCTCCCGCTTATCCAGGTGAAGATGCTGCATCAACATCGAACGGAGGATACCAGGATTGTTGGCGATCTTCCTGTAGACACGGTCAATGTATTTCTCCCTGGGCGCTTTACCAGCAGCTAGAATAAGATCAATAGAATGCCGTCCCCACTTCTGAGCATACCAAGCAGCATTAATCACGTCACTTTCCTCTACCGTGATGCAGTTGTTCTCGTCAGGATATTGCCTGGTCGCTGCGAGAATCATGCTCATCTTGAGAATGCTGCGAGACATTCTATCGAAGGTTGGCAGCGCAATATTACGCACAAGAGATTCATACCCCTTAACTGTCATTTCCCCTTCGATAGCCTGGTAACGTGTCCAAGCCTCGGAAGTCAGCTCAGCCTTGATTCTAGGGGGCATAAGCACAGGAGTCCCACCGATGTTGGTCATTACCTCACTGGCATAGTTCTCATACAGATCAGCCAGTTTCTCCTGTACTATGCCCTTCTTCTTAATTCCAAGCTCCGTTGGAGGACCTGTTGGACGCATGACTTCTCTGTCGAATTCGCCGGAAACGATAAGGAAACGTGGCATGAATCCTGACTCAATCCAGTCCTCGGTGATGTTACCGTAGACCCTTTCTGTAATACCGCCTCCAAAGAAAATGAAAGCCGGAGATTCAAGTCGAATCACTTCCTTTCTGAGTAGCCTGCTGTAGACGGGCGGAACGTCGTAAAGATGCGCCAGCGTCTCTGGCATGGATGACAGATAATCTCGTTTGTTCATGGAGTCGAATAGGCCCGATACCTCGTCTCTGAAGAATACGGAGACTTTATTCGGTCTAGTCGAAAGTCCACTAAGTAGTCCCTCTACAGATCCGTCAGTGGCAAGAAGCAACTCTGATTCAAGGCTGCTCAAAAGGTCTACCGCCATTTTCATGGAGGTAGATTTCCTAGTCACTGTTGAATCGCCAAGCACCAGTCCCCATAGATTAGGCGCAATAGGGCCATAGCTTGTATGTAGTCTGAGACTTGAAGCGGTGATAGCAGATAGTACAATCATCGCGCTCAGTTCATGGAACTCTGGCACAGCATCAGTGGCCTCACAAGCCCATGCTTTATACTCATCCAGAAAAGTCTCGCTAGCAGGCTCTCCAACAAACTGCGGCATTTCCAGCAGTTCCTTCTCAGGCGGCATGTTACCATAAGCCTCATTCGCTTTGATAACCTCGCGCCACAAGTGCGAAACTGGTCGGGAGTCTCTAGCATATTTGTTAACCGCCGAATTATTGGCAATGATGAAAGTTTCTTCAGGCGACATTCCCGCTCGAAAGCAGGTAAGTTGCAGCGACCACAGGAGTTTAGACCAGTCCTCACCTTCACCCGGCTGATATGTGTAGAGGGTTGTGAATCTGTCAAGATCAAGATGCTTCTGGTACTTCGCAATGATATCCTCAGGCTCTTGCGCCTCATCAGGAATAGGAATCTCAGTGAGAGGCGCTTCTTCGGGTGGAGCCTCAAGAACCTCCTCAAACAGATCAATTGGTGCCTTTGTCTCTAAAGCACGTTCAAGGATGATTGTCTGCTTAGGACTGTGCTTGTGGTTGAAAGTATAGGGTACTCGGAAAAGCTGCGTCAGATCCCAACCTGATTTATCCGCGCTAATCGAGTACGCAAGCCTTCTTGAATAACGCTCCGCATCTAGAGGGTCTACCTTGTTCTCTAGTCGCCAGAACGCCTGCCACCTGTTCTCACTTGATCTGACTACAATGGGCGGTGGTATCTTGTCGAGAGTCTTTGGATCTACTTCATCAAGATCGGCCCAAACCAGATCAGTAGGCGTAGCATTGTACTTCTTGCGTTCCTGCTCCGAGAGAAGATTGATACAGAAGTATACGTTCTTCGTTACCTCATTCTTGAGAATGAAGTTCTCAACCTTCAGAGATTCATTAGGCCACTGAAAGAACTTCTGCTGGAAGGAGGTTTTAGGTGCTTTAGGATCAGTAGTCGCAATACAGAGGAAACCTTCACTGACCCCAAACAATAGCTCAAAGAACCCTAGTCTAATCTCGCTCTTAGACTTCGTGACGGCTGGCAAACGAGCCTCCATATAGACACGGAGAGAGGGTCGTTAAAACCCTCTCTCCATGTTAGAACGCTAACTACTACCTAAAGCAAGCTACCCGAAGCTCCAACAGTGGAGCCAGCAGGCTTAACACCCGTAACCGGGTTGTTGTACTCACCTTCGACTGGATCACCGTTAGCATCCTTCTTCTGCTGCTTGCCAACAGTAATAACAGCAGGACGACCCTTAAGATCATCCCAATCAGGCTCATAGCCCTTAGCCCTGACTGTCTCCTCAGGCTCTCCGATAGCAGTGAGGAAGTTAACGAACATTCCCTTCATCTTCTGTCCCTTAGACTTGTCATAGTCCTTAGGCAGAATCGGGAAGTAGCTGGAGAAGAAACGCCTATTCTCCAAACCATCCACGTTATCTCCAGTGGCCCTCCACTGTACCTTAATCATCGGAGTACCAGCAGGCAAGGAACCCTGTCCTGAAGTATTCTTAACTGCATCCTGCGTGATCTGGAATACCTCAGCATTGATTCTCTGCGGTTCAACTGCCTCAAATCCTGATGTATCAGCATCAGAGAGATTGAGGGGACCAAGAGTTGTGCTTTCAGCCATTACTACCCTTTCTTGCTAGCGGCAGTCTTACCATTAACTGCTGCTGATTGATATGAGTGAATCGTTTCCCACATACCGGGAAGTGTCGGGTTCTCAACAACATCATCAAGTGCTGATGTTCGGTCTTTGGCAACTACCCGACGAGTGCCCTGCGTCTGTAGTTTCCTAGTAATCTCACCCCCTTGGTTCTCTGCGTACAGATAGCCCACAATATCCATAAACCCAGGAATCTCCGTTCTCAACTTACCAGAAAAACCAGGCATATACTTAGTGGGCTGACCTTCTTCTTGCAAGGTGGCTACTTGCGCCGTGATAATCACGTTACAGGGTAGATCACGAAATGCCCTGACAATCGAACGCATATGCGAACGAGACTTACCCCACTCACGTTGAGAGGGTACGTCCTTATCAACCTTGTCAGGATTCTTTCGGTAAGCATCCTCCATGATTGATCGCATATCCACGTCGGCTAGCTCGCTGAGAGAATCCAGCACAATGGTCTTATACGACAATTTTCCATCCTTCACCGACTTATACAACTTGTCGTACATTACCTCAATCTCTTTGATGTTACGCAAAGGCGGTGCAACATCAATGCCTGAGCGATGGCGGATAGTCGTGACTCCACCCTCAATATCTAGAAAGAGAACGGGACTTGTCCGAGGATCATCCTCAGCAGTTCCAGCAAGATACGTCTTGCCAACTCCCGGCTCTCCATAGATGAGTAGGTTAAGCCACTCTACGTGTTCTGATGGAGGTTTAACCTGCAACAACTCACGTAATCCCTTATCCGCCGTCGCCTGTGCCATTAGGCCGCTACCTTTCTCTGTAGGTCTTGCAATCGTAGCTCAGTTACCTGAATACATAGCTTGTTCAGTTCGTCCAATGCGTGTTTCATACAGAACGGCTTATGCTCAACCTTGCAGTAAGTGGACGAACCGCAACCTTTCTTGCAACAACGCATTTCCCTGTCATACCATCTAAGCGGCCCGTTTTGCGGTGTAGGCTCATATACAGGCTTAGGCTCAAGAAGTTCCTTCAGCTTCTCAGGACTAAGACCCATCGGGTTCCTTCGTACCAGCAGCCGAGAAGTCAGGTTCGAGGCAAACGCAACCACGAAGGGCGTAGCGTCCACACTTTCGACACTTCGGAATCGGCTTTGGCTTCAACGGCTCAGGATTGATCTGCAAACGTTTGTCGCTCATTGGGGTTCCTTCGTACCAGCAGGCATTATGAGTCTGATGAAACCACGACAGACTCAGGAGTCTGACCCGTACCATGCAACTCATCGGTAGGCATCCAATCAGTGAATGCTGCGAGAAGTCCACGAATACCTGCCGACGTAGCTCCGACTAGAGCAGCGAGGATAAGATCAGTAGCAATGCTGAAATCCCTGTTACCTTCAGCGATGCTGTCAAGTACTCCAACAAGGCTATACAGAAATACTGGTGCAAAGCCAAGTGCAAAGGCAAGTACCAGCTTTTTGATTAGCAATCTACTTGGTGTACCCATTTTAATCCTCCTTAGCAATTACAGAGACAAGTATCCATCGCAGCAGTAAGCGATTGGTACGTCGCTTGTGCCGCCTCAGGCGTCGGACTATGAATAGTCATGAGCGCACTACCAAAACGCAGTGTAAACCCTGTTCCTGTTTCAGTCGGACGCTGAACAAAAATTATATCTTGGAGATTGATCGTCGTTTCAATGCGAACTCCGCTTTGATTGTCTGTCGCATCAACAACAAAAGTGCAATCACAAGGTGTCGGTTCAGCAGGTGGAGCCGCTTGTGCTAGACCAACAACTGCCAGGACTAACAAGATGGCACAGATAACTACCGTAGACTTTGTATTCACTATTCTCCCTCCTATTTCTGTTTGAATATCTTTCTGTACTCAAGCTTGCGAAGATCGTCTTGCAGCTTCTTAAGCGCAACCTTATCTTCACTCTGAGCGACGACCGGCAAGCCCTCTTCCTTTGCTTCGTTATATCGTTCACGAAAATCATCGAAGTCCTCAGCAAAATTGCTAGTTCCTGTGTACCGTTTACCCTCAGGATCTATATACATTAGCTCTCCCTACTACGCATGAGCGGCCCACTGATTCTGTATTCAGTCTTGCCAATCTTGAAGTACAACGTCTTCCACCAACCGCTTGCAGCATCATTAGGATCTACAAGCGTAGTATGCTCTTCTACGATGCTAGCGTTAACGAGCAGTTCTTCCCACTTCTTGTAGTCGTCATACTCAACTTCAATCCGAATACGATCCTCAGTTCTAACTGCGATCTTAGGCATTAGTTCCTTTCCGGGCGGCTAATACCCAATAGTCATTACTTTTTCATACTTCTGTTGGTTAGAGCAACGTGTATCCAAATAAGCACGACGATACCTGCTCCAATCAACATACCCCACGTAGGCGTCATTACCTGTCCTTGTTCACTGTGTAGTTGTCCTTGATCAATTGTTCCCAATCGCCTCCATCTTCTTTAGCCATGCAAGGTGCTCGGAAAGCACAGTTGAGACATTTGTGAGAGTTGCTGATGTTGGGGTAGATTCTAAGATTTGGTGACAACATATCAAGAGTTTCGAGGTACAGGCGATAACCCGCATTTCTAAGTTGGTGTCGGTTTCGTCGGACAGCTTTACGGACGATAAAGTTTTCATCGCCTACCTCTCTGACATATTCGAGATAACCTTGCTGTTTCTCGGACAGTGGAACGCCCGGCATATTAGCAGCGATCCATTGTTCCAGTAGAACCGCCGTGGTAGACTCGTTCTGTCTGTCCGTGGAGAACATGCCGCTTTTAAGTGCTGTTGGCGGTTTGGGGTACGCCTTGCGGAGCACATTGTAAATGACTTCTTCGAGCGGTTCACCCTTGTGTGGCAATCCATAATATGCCGCTTCAACCTCCGCTGCCCATAGATAATGAGTGGTTTGCTCGTCGGACTCAAGCTTTCGCAGCTCATCTTCACCCCAACGCGCCGCTGTCTTATTCTCCAGAATCCCCAACTTACCATTAGGACGAGTCCAAAGCTGATCTTGTCTACCTCTAGCATGGACTTCAAGTTTCTTACCATAGTTGGGTGATTCCTCTCGTCGGTCGATTGCGGTAAGAGGTTTCAAGCCTGAGTTGTAATCAAAGATAGGAACTGAAAACATATGCTCAGCTACGATAACCTCGAAGTCGTCATTAATCTCGGCGTACTCCTTGTAGTACTCCATCATGCCGATACCAAGCTCTTTGGCCTCATCCCACTCGTTGTGGTCATACTCAGGGAGAATATCCTCAAGCCCACGAACCACCCAAGTCATAGTAACTGGCTCATGCACAACTTTACCGTCAACAAATTTGGCTTCACTAGCCGAGAAGCCAGCCATATCAGGTGGGATGGGTTTGGGCTTTAGATCATAAACCTTGTCTAGCCAATCCTCAGTGACAATACCACCACGCCATTGAATATCCCACCACGTCTTAAACGCTTCTACGGGATCATGCCTAACGCCTGGTTTGTAAAACCGTTCTAGCGCAAAATGGATACCAGTCCCAAAGAACAAGGGCATGTTGATTCCATGAATATCTGCGCGAACAGTGAGATTAGTGCGGGATGGACTCGACCAGTCCCAATAGCGGCGACACCTTCTGAAAGCTGCTCTGTCGCTATTGTGAATGGGGATGATATCCCACTTACTCGGAATCTCCGGTTCTTGCCATACTATCTGTTCAGCTAGACTAGTCATCTAAAACCGCCAGGGATCGCTGTAAATTCGAAGAAGCATCCAAACCAGAAAAACTACAACAACCAGTAGCAGAAGGATGAGGATGCGCTCTAACGTAATCTCGAAACTGAGATCGAATGTCAATGTCTCTTCTCCACCATGTTGAGCAACCTATCTCTCACAGAGATAGTGTCTTTCAAGTGACGCTCGGTTGCATGACTGGCAGGAATCACTTTTTCTGCCTCAGCCAGTAGAGCTTCAAGTGCGTCTCCGGTCAATGTCATTGACGGTTTTGGCTCAGTAGCCTGCTCATACTCTTCATATCTGCCATCGGGATACCAAATAAGTTTATCTGTGTAGAACCAGATATCATACCAGCCTCTAGGCAGATTCTGTACGATCCGACACTTTAGCATTCTGTTTTCCACCATGAGTGTTTGGTCAGATCACGATTAGGACGTTCATCTATCGGAATCGTCTCCTTCTTAGGAGTCTGGTCAGGATTGCGCGCTTTACGCCGTTCCTGCTGTTCATCTGTTTCTCTACGCTTTGGATACTGTCCTGTACTCATCTTCGTCCAAGTAGCTTGTAGAAGTCCATCAAATCTTTAACGATTATTGGGTCAGTGGTGGTTCGATACGTCACCGGAGATTTTCTAAACTTCATAGACGTCCAATCTTTACCGAAGAATTTTTCCATCTGTTTCTTCATACGGTAATTATCCAGATTGACCACGTTACTCATAGTTGAGTCCTCCTGTAATACACCTTGGGGTCTTGCTTCGTCGTCACTGCGGTTCAGCGTGTGAAGTGTATCCTTGGAAGGACTCAACTATGAGTATGGCTACCTGCGTTACGGTACTCACGCGCTTTCCCGTAACACAACCACCCTTACCGTTCGGCGTATGCCTATGTTCACAAACGCCCCTCACCATACTCAAACTATACAAACTAGGGTGTCGGAATCGAGCCCCAAGCAACTAGGGCAAGCTGCGAAACCCAATACACGACTCGCTTAGCTCTGTCCACGATCGAACCCCTTTCTTCTCTCACTTGCATTACTGAGGGGACTAGTGGGAATCGAACCCACATCTGCCTGGCGTAACCCAAGGCCGCTCTTAACCAGTTGAGCTATAGTCCCGTTCATCCTAGGCGTAGCCGTAGTAGTACCCATCGGCTGCCGGACTCCACCTACAGACACAAGCTACATATCTGTACCCGTTCCAACAACAACCTGACTGCCCTGGAGTATAACACTTATCACCGAGTCTCTTGTGGTTTCCAAGATCCTCAGGAATAGGCGCAACTGCCATGAACGAAATTCCTTCTGCTCTAGCGATCATCGTCCGCTGGAACACTCTATGGAATAGGACTTGAATTGGACTAGGACGCCTAACACCAGTTCTAGCTTTCTTCATCATCTTAGCGTGTTCAGCAGCAGACATACCGACCATTTCGGTATCCGCCGCCTTTGCATCATCAGCGCCAAAGATGATCGCGCTTGCACCCGCCACCGTAGCAATAGCCGTAAGTAGCGCAAGCATGATAAACAGTCGCTTCATGCTAACACCCCCTCTCTCCGCAGAAGATAGGGAAGGATGGGGGAGTCTCGCCGCCAGGTGTACTCCCCCACCCCATTGTAAAACGGCAGACCAGGAGGGAATACCGTTTCACACTTTTCCTGTCACTATCACGGACAGCATCTTTATCTGTTCTCCCGTCGAACCTACACTAGCGGCGGCGTGGTGCCCCCACCGCCGGATGCCAAGTCTAGCACAAAGCTGAACCTGTGTCAAGGCGTCACAATCGGTGTATCGGGCGTCCGTGTGCTTCCCATTGATAGTAGGAAATAGCTGGCCCAAACGATACCTCATACTCTATGATCTTTGGATCTCTACCAATCTTTTTACACTCATTAGCGAGATCAAGTAACTGAGGATCATCCTTCTCAGGAAACACGACAATAAGGTGCATGGCTGTAGCGTGATTTGCTACCCAGCCACAAGCACCACAAGGCCACGGTCCTGTTTCAATACACCACCAACCAGAATAGTCTTCACTGTTGTCACCAACATCGACTTCCTCGTCAACGTCGCAATAAATCCTAGTGAACTGTTCCAGTGATTCAATGACTTGCGTCATCATTCCTCAACTCGTTTATAACATCAACAAGCTCGTTCACCTTATCTACAAGATCCCCGACGACGCCTTTATAGGTATCATAGCCCTCAATCTTCTCAATATCTTTCCTGCCTGGGGGATAAGGCTTCAGATGAATAGGACAACACATTTCACCTGTAATTGGAGGATGCCGAACACAGCCAACTTCATGGAACCAGCAACCGCATTCAAATCGGGCTGTCGGATACTTAATCGCCATCTTCCTTATCCTCAAGCATCTGGCCTCCGCAATGCAGGCAAGTCGTCCGCCGTATGTCATCGTGCAATCCGCACTCGATACAGACCGCTCGGGGTTCCTTCGTACTGGCCGAGTTGTCTGAGGGGAGTGTCATTGGCGCGTCCACCGACCCTCTCCCCTCAGACAACTCGGCCAGTGGTTCAGCTTCTCGAAACCTCTCATCCATCTTCATCATCGGCTTTCAATGCCTGCTCGTAACTAACGCCCCAATACTTCTGCGACCACTCTTCCATGAATCGTTCATCCTCTAGAAGTTCTGGTGCCATCCATGCTAGTTCGTGGATCACGTTTTTTATTGTAAGCTCAGGCATCGTACACACCCTTCAGGTTCTTTCTGTATCCATGAGGATGGTAGTCATTCAGAAGTACCCATCCCTCTCTCCCATCGTACTCCCAATCGACATTCATCAGGGGAGCAGTCACGCCCTTTACGTCTAGCTTAACCTCAACGTCATGATTTTCTTTTTGAAGAAGATCAATCAGTTCCTTCACCTTCATCTTCTTCCTCCACCTCACCGAAGATTTGCTTGAACCAAGCATCCTTCGTAATGTTGGCATCCAGCACTCTATAGTCTACTGTATTATCTGCGCGGATATAGATGAACTGCGCCACTCCCGTTTGTCCTGGCCTATAGATACGACCACGCGCCTGCTTATTAGGAACAGGCGACCAGTCTTGATCTAGAAAGATAGCCCTGTGAGCAGACGACAGGTTGATTGATTCAGCGCCAAGCTTCAACGTACTCAAGAACACCTGATGTTCCTTCTTAGGCCAAGTCTCATGCCAGAGTTGGTAACGCTGATCTTCATTCATTTCTGACAAGAGCCTCAGATACGGAATCTTCTTCTTAGTCAGACGAGCCTCCAACAACTTTAGAGGATCGCGGAAGTTACTGAAGATAACCACTTGATCCTTACGTTCACTGTCCCACTCAAGACCCTCGATCAGTTCCATAGTGGCGTCAAGCTTGCTGGACGGCTCAACCAATCTAACATCGAAGATGCGCCTTTCCAGCTTAGGATCATAGTACTCACCAATTACCTCGGGAGTAGCAACGCTGATCTGACGTAGCCTATTCAGCATAGACAAGACTGTAGGACTGTGCAGCGGTTCTCCTGCCTGATCCAGCGTTTGCAGAGTCTTAGCAATCTCATCGTACATTCTGCGTTGAGTCGGGTTAAGCGCGACAGGAACTACAGTCTCGATAGGTTCCTTAATATCAGGGAAGCATTCCAGCATTGTACGACGGACTCCCACCCGCCTAACCAACGCTCTGAACTCTTCCTCTTTATCAGGCTTGATACCGACAACCTTGCGATAACCGTCCGAATCATCCTCTTCGCAGAAGTACTGTCGGAAGTTCCAGTAGCTCGTATAGACCTTTGGAAATAGAAAGTTCAGCAGTGACCAGATTTCGGACGGGTCATTAACGAATCCCGTTCCAGTCATGATATGCTTGAACCTAGTCTTTAGTTTCTTGATGTTACGAGTCCATTGAGCATCCCTATTCTTGATCCTGTGCGCCTCGTCGACCAATACCAGATCCCATTCGGTTCTCAATAGATTGAGGTTTACAGGATTGGTCATTTCAAAGGTGCCTGTCTCCGTATGGAAGATAGGCAGCCCTGTCTCTTTATCCTTTACCTGTTCAGGAATGCAAGCACGATCAGTAAAGCAGTGATAATGCGCGATTGCCACGACAGGACGGAAATGTAGTGGAGTCGGTAGCTTAACCGAGAACGGTACAGGCTTACTACCAATCACCAGAGTAGTCCTGTCTGTTCCCACGTTATACACGTCCCATTCAGGCAAGACTTCGGGCAATGATTCATAGTATGCACCCTTACCAGTCTTAGTCGTAATCGCCAAGACACGCGGGTTAGGGATATCCTTCAGCATTTCTGCCCAAAGCCACTCAGCCGTGGTCGTTTTCATCGCTCCCATTTCCGACCAGTTAGCTGAGGCATCATCCTCTGAGAGGATTGGAATATCCTCTAGCTGAAACCACTGCTTCTTGAACTTACCCGACGGACGCTTCTTCAAAATAGGCTTACGTTGCGTTACGCTCATGAAATTTGTGTCCTTAGGTACTCAGCTCTATCTATCAACTTATCCAAGTCCTGTGTACTAATTTCTGTGGTCACTTCAGGCTTGCCCAACCACTTCATAAACAGGACGGGTGTGTTATCTGGCTTGAACTTGATATCAAAACTAATTGGCATCACAACAAGATCGCCTCCAAAAACTCCTGTACTATCGGCTCAATGTCTTTGATCGCATTACCTGCGATATTCAGAATTCCTATCTTGTTCTTCTGAATCCACCAAGCCGCCCGATTCATTTCCTTCTCAAAGAAAATCTCCAGCATCTCGATATCAACATCGTGGTATGGCTTTTTGAACTTCTTAAGTTCCCGTAGAGTAGCCAACTCACCACGACTATTCCAGTTTCTAGCGAACCGCATAGTACCCTGAGAATATATGACATTGATCTTAGTACGGGCAGCATACCCCTCGACCAACAACTCTTCCATGCCATACAACTCGGCGTACTCAGGCTTAGGTCCATCTTTCGTTTCCCATCCTTTAGGCAGGAAACCTCCCGTCTTGATACCTAGAGCCTGTGCTGCTTTTAATCCTGCAATGTCCGCTCCAATCTGTCCACCACTGATAACCTTAGTTACCATGATCTTGAGAGATTAGCTGAGCGGCAAGAGTTATCCACAACAACCAACCAATAATTGCAAGAGGGAAACCCCACCAGCCTATCTCTGGACGAGCTATCTCTGAAGCAATAAAAAAAGCCAGTCCCCACAAGAATCTAACCATTTAAATCCTCCAACACTTTTGCTAGAGCAGCATGTTTTGTCATACCTTTCTCCCTATACAGGTAGACATATCTGCGAGAGAATTTACGACACTGTCTTGTGGCACGACAAAACACCGCATTGCGCGGCGCCCTATCCATTATCCTTCCGCATGATAAACAATGCGGCCTCCCGTTCTTACTGTGAACAAGATCAATCGCCTTGTTAAGCGATTTACCTTGAAGCAGATAGTGTTCAATCTCATCTGCGTTTGCTGCTAGATACTGCTCAAGCTTGTTTACCAGTACAGAATCAGCATGAGAGCAAATCCTGCACCATCCCGTTTTGACTATTAGATAATCAACAAAATCTCCACAATTCGGACAAACTACGGAATTAGGGAGAGCGCGCTTATCCACGCGCTCTATCCCTAACTCCGTACCGCCGTGAGCCTGCGGGAAACGGGAGAGAACCCGCCGCTACGGGGTCGCCGCAGTGTAGCAGTAGGAACCCGCCTTGTCAAGCTAGGAGCGACATACTCACACGTAATACAAACAAGGTGAGTAGTACCCTCGTAAACCGAGGGAGTCAGTCTTTCTTCACAATGAGGACAGTATCTAATCATTGCTACTACCTCCTTAGCTTACTAGAGTGGGCTAGACCTTTTAGTGCCATATGGACTTCCGTACTGTCCAACCCACTCTAGTAAGCTACCCCACCGCAGTAGGGTAACTTACTGGTGTTGGCTACAACCTTGTTACTAAGCAGCCGCTCCCTCAATCTGACCAATCTGCTCAGCGGCCAGCGCAGAGTTGATGAGATAAACCTGCTCCTCCTGCACCAGCACACGCACTCCATCCGAACCATCAGGAGCTTCCTTACGCTTAAGAGCCCCCTCGAAACCCTGCTTAATCGTAGAAGCCTTCTTCTCACCAAGCTGCGGCCACTGCGACTGAGCATGAACACCCGCTTCTCCAGAATCAAGGAACTCTACCACAAGACCCTGATACTGACCCTTCTGCCTAGTCTTACCAAGAACTGCGAGAATCTGTTCCGGTGTCATTCCTGCCATTCTCTTACTACCTCCATTGTTTGTATCGGTTTGTGTTACGGTCTGTGTTTCACTTTCACTTCTTCTTCCTCGACGCGGTCTTGCCACTATCAATCCCCCGTTCACGTTCCAGCCTTTTGATACGATCTTCAAAGTCGAACAAGACTTCCGATAGATTCACCTCCCCTATCGACTCTCTCCAAGCCTGTAACCGTTCTATCCTGGCTTCAAGCTCTTGTAACCTCAGTCTAGCATCCCCCGCCGTTCCTGTCAAGTCCCCCCGCGAAATATTTTCCCACTCATCCGATGGGGGATGATGAAGTTGGATGATACTTGGATGGTGAGAATTCCCCCGACTGATAATTGTGATACAGGGATCTAGGTCAGGTGAGAGTAGTAGCTTACGTATCTGTGAATAGTATTTTGTTGATGCTCCCACACCCTTGACTACATGGGTCATGTATCCCTCAAAGAGCAACTCTTCGCGCTCATTCTTGGTAGCCTGATCTAGCATGGAATCGTAGACAGCCTTCGTGTGTTCGTACAGGCTCATGCAAATACTACTCCTGCGATGATCATTCCTGCCACAAAAACTAATACTCCGGCTACATCAGAACCGATAGCCACGAGATACAGGCCGATTAGGAATGATACAGTGAATACGACGTAGAACATTATGATGCTTCTTGCAATTGTTGTTGCTCAGGATCATCGAGTAGCCAACCCGCCAAGAAACATGGACGGCAGCATAGTTGATCTTTGATCCTTACGCAGAACTGAATCTTAACCTCTACTCCTGTAGTTGTTATTCTAGGTGGTCTAGTATCCACACAATTAGAATTATCACACTTCAGATTCTCCGTAGTATTCTCATCAATTGCCTGCGGTGCTAGCTTGAACCAAGTCTGTGTATCTCTAACGTTGGTATCAGGTCCTTTCTTCTTACTCCCCCGTTTCTTAGGCGCCGGTGCTTCCAGCAGCTTCTTGATCTGTTCAGGAGTAAGACCCATTAATTACTCACCGACCTTGTACGGTTCTTTGATCGGAGTTGTGCCATCACGCTCAGGCACCTTGTTATACGATTCTTTGACGTGTGTGGCAACAAGCTCAATAGCCTTATCAACAGCTTCACCAATCACGCCAAGATTGGGTGGCTCTCGACCATCGACGCTGATAGTGATAACAGCATCGACAGTCGTGTACGAATTCCTTGTAGCCAACTTGAACTCTTGTGTGACTTCACTCTTAGGCACGACGACCACGCTCACTTCTGATCCACTGTCCGATCAAATAATACACAACCAGCATCACGACAAACCAAAAATCTATATACAGAACTCCGTCCTTCCACTCTGCTACAGATTCCATCATGGACTCACCAACTCCTCATGACTTGATGTATCAGCCTCTTCAATAATAACCAAGACAGCATCCATAGTTGAAGACCAAGTCACCGTGGCCTTACGTTGCTGTCTTAGCACTACAACCTCTCGCTCATGATTAAGCTCCACCCCGCGTGTTGCACTAGCCACGTCCTCCCAAAACTTATTGAGTTCCGCTTCACTCATTAGTATATTTATCCTTTGGGATTCGGTAGAGATACACCCTACCCTCAATAGTTCTGACTTCAAGCTTACGTCCGGCTTGACCAGCAGCCAGAATTGCACTAGAAAAACCCTGTCTCAGGGTGGCACTCTGTCTATCCTCAAGAGCAGGCCACTCTTCCTTCACATCAACACCTGCATAGCCAGTCTTAATGAACTCACGCAGGAGAACCTGATAAATACTCTCTCCACGCGGTTCACTGAACGTCTCAGTAAGCCAGAGATTATCCGTTACCTTCTCAAGCCTAAACCAACCAGCAGGGCAAAATTCTACATCCCTGAGTGGCGAGACGTAAACCATTTCCTTCTTCTCACCGAAAATAGTCTGAGTAGAGTAACGCAGCTTGAACTTCCTACCATCACGAATCGTGACTACCTCAGCGCGTTCTCTAAACGCCTTGATCCAGATGATTCTATTAGGTGGCGACAGCCACGTTTCTTTAAGCATTAGACTCCCTTCCTAAAAATATCAGGCGGCCTCTTTTTTTCTTCCCGCCTAATACGCCACAAAGCGACTACCATAAAGAAAGCAAACATTGTCAACATCGCGCCCGTAGCTTCATGAACAATAAAGAATCCCGTTATACTTATATGGGCGCAGATTAGCCAGAAATACGTACTCATGGCGCAATCCCCCAGGTATGCCCTGCCAAATCAATCTCAACACCCAGCTTTAGACCGATAGCTTCAAGATACCACTGTTTGTGGTGACTTGCATCAGTCAACAGAGCTTCCCAAACCAGGTCCGTTACTGATTTATCAGAAGTAGCTTTCTTAATCTTTTCGTAATGCTCATTCATGGTGAGACCGGCACAATCGGAGGATTCTCAGTTGGAACAGCTTCAAACTCATCCCGCCCCCGAATCTTATTACTATGAACATCAAAGACCTGCCAAGCTTCCCAGGGAATCACCACTACTCTGTAAGGCCCATTTTTCTGAGCCTCAGGATGATTTCCCACGTTAAACGTGGCAGCATCCTCAGGTGAATCATAGTCTTGCACCGTAGCCACCTGCGGCTGATAATGAGCCAAGAATCCAGGCTCTTCATCCACAACTTTCAAAACTACAAATTTAGGCATCATTTTCATCCATTTCATCTAGTCTTGCATGAGCCTGCATAGCCAAACCCAAAGCTACGAAACCTGTTGCTCCTACCCAATCGCCCTGAATTACTCGTGCAACACCCACTAGTAGAGCAACCGCTGACATTATCCAGAGAAATTTACTAGCCATTAGTATCGACCCACATGATAGAAGCCACCTACACACACCGCTCCCCATAGGATTCCCAGAATCGAGAGAATCCACCAAGCATAACGTACCCACGTCAGACCACCAGCGGGACGCATCAGCTCTCTCAGCGTACCGCGGATATCATCCAATGCTACCTGATATGTCGTACTCGCCTTGGGCACTCCTTCTAGTGCATCCAACCTTTCAATGATTCTGTGCAATGTCTGGTAATTCAAGTGAAGATCATTACCCGCCGTCTTGAAGATAAGCGCAGTATGTCCCATTGTAGCATCATGCTTACTTAGATTGGCTGAGTAATCAATCAAATACTTACGCATATCCTCTCTATCAGCAGCAACCTGCGCTCTACCTTGAAGTGCGTTAAGATCCCTGTCATACACGTACGCTTTATATGAACAAGCTGGTACAAGGATCAAAGTCAGGATCGTAGCGACCCCTGCCAAAATTACAGTTTTCATCAGCTCACCCTCTTTGTCCAAATAGCTAGTCCTTGCTCACTATGAAACTCAAGATCATACGCAACTCCCTGTTGCTCAAAGACCAACTTAGCGTGATGATCTGTGAGTTGTGTAATACCCTTGAACTGTGCACGATCAAGCTTCTCATTGATCTGCGCCATAACTTCTGCGTTTAAATCAGGCATCAATTAGCTCCTGTTTATCGACGCCAGGCCAAAGCTCGCTGAGAGGATATAGTTCCTCATCAGGTGAACATCTGTCCAACCAGATACAAGGATCAAAGTCATCGTTATCCAGCGTAAACCTCTTAGCCAGTTCGATAGCTAAATTGACCAGAGTTGTGCTCTGTAGCATACACTTTTCAAGCTGTCTGCCATACTCAATTCTCGTATCCACCGAATCATCATCGTCAGTCCGATAGAACCGTTGAGCCTCCATGATCGGTTCTAGCTGTTCACGAAACTGTTTAGCGATCACTTCATGGTGACCCTTGTGAAACATCTTCCTGTTGATATCACGTTCTCTCATCATACTTCCTTCGTAGCTTACCTTGTAGCGAACTAACAGTATTCTCCATCCTGACCACCAACTCAGCGACGCCATCGTCGCCAATACTAAGATCCTCAGGAAGAGTTTGTAGGATATCTCCAATCTCTGTGCTGATCCTGTCTACCGCGTTTAGCACTTCCGTAAGCGCGCTAGTCATAGTTCCTCTCCTACTACAAATCCAGCAGCGACAAAGAGGGGGAATAGCGAATGTAGAATCCACGCCCATAATCCCCAATCATTACCGTCACTAGTCCAAGCCCAAAGAAACAGTCCTGCTGCACACCACGCAGCGTAACAAAGCAGTACCGTCAGGAGTAGTAACGTACCTAGGAGAGTTTTAACGATCATCAGGGACCAACTGATTCTGCATAGCGACAACCGCCCATCTCCCGTCAAGCCAGTCAACCACTTCATGCCTGTACGATTCAATTACTCTCTGAGAGTTCAGCTTCCTAGCCCGACGTTCTGCTCTCCACTTGAAACGTGTGAACAGATCGGGTTCAACACCAGTCACCCGCTGATTCAATTCCTCTATCCTGTACTGTGGCATTATTCCTTCACCACTTTCTCGATCAACTTGTAAATACCGATTTCAGCATCACCGTTGCTAGCCAGTTCAGCCCTCACGATGAAGTACTGAGTTGGAGGATAACCATGCGTTACATCTTCAAGCATGATTTCATTGTCAGCGCGACGAGAAATCATAAACTGTTTGCCGTCAATCTCGCTCATCGTCAGTCACGATCCTTGATGCGGCGACACTCAGCAACTAGGCACTTGATATCACCATCGTATGCCCAATAGTTGAATGCTCCGGCGATCAGTAAAATCACCACGAACATGATGATGAACCCTAGCGGCGTGAAAGCCCAATCAAACAGCCTCCATCCCAAAGTATCGTAATTATGGGGTCTACGCATTATTCAGCCCTTTCCCTACAGTACATTTCTCAACATGACAGAACCCGTGGCGATGTGCCCATCTTTGGATGAACCTGATACGGGTATTGATCCAGATTCTTTCTCTGAACCATTCAATCCTAAACTTAGGCATTTAGCCGAACCTCCCGCTGTCATAGTAACTCTTT